ATGAAAGGTTCGGAACCGGGCTTGAGAGCGGCGAGATCGACTTCGAGCGGGCCCGATTTGAGATCGGGTGCAGACTTGCTCGCATCCGCAGATGCTGCCGAGAGAAAGGCGTTTCTCAGGACCCTGGGGCCGGATGAACTGCGGGCGCTGCCCTACCTGTTCGAGTTCTGGGCGCTGGGCCACCAGTTGCCGCCCGGGGGGGACTGGCGCACCTGGGTGATCCTGGGCGGGCGCGGCGCGGGCAAGACCCGCGCCGGGGCCGAATGGGTCAGGTCGATGGCAGAGGGGTCGCGTCCGCGCGACCCCGGAATGGCGCGGCGCATCGCCCTGGTGGGCGAGACCATGGACCAGGCGCGCGAGGTCATGGTCTTTGGCGAAAGCGGTATCCTGGCCTGCACACCGGACGATCGACGGCCGAAATGGATCGCGGGGCGGCAGATGCTTGTCTGGCCCAACGGTGCTACGGCGCGGGTCTTCTCGGCCCATGATCCGGACTCCCTGCGCGGGCCGCAATTCGACGCCGCCTGGGCCGATGAACTGGCCAAGTGGCGCAAGGCGGACGCGGTCTGGCCGATGCTGCAATTCGGGCTGCGGCTTGGGCGCCAGCCACGCGCCTGCGTCACCACCACGCCGCGCCGGGTCAGGGCACTGACCGACCTGCTGGCGCGGCCCTCGACGGTGCAGACCAATGCCCCGACCGAGGCGAACCGCGCCTACCTGGCAGATACCTTCCTTGAGGAGGTCATGGCCGAATATGCCGGCACCCGGCTTGGGCGGCAGGAACTGGACGGGGTGCTTCTGTCGGATGTCGATGGCGCACTCTGGACCACCGACGGGCTGGAGGCCGCGCGGGTCGACGTGGCGCCGGAACTGGACCGTGTTGTCGCCGCCGTCGATCCGCCCGCCGGGCAGGGGCCACAGGCCGATACCTGCGGCATCGTGGTGGTCGGGGCCTGCACGCAGGGTGCCCCGAAGGATTGGCGCGTCTACGTGCTGGAGGATGCCAGTGTGCAGGGGCTGTCGCCCAATGGCTGGGCCGCGGCCGCCCTGCGCGCCATGGCGCGGCACGGGGCCGACCGGCTAGTGGCCGAGGTCAACCAGGGCGGGGCCATGGTGGAGAGCATCGTGCGATCGCTGGACGATACGGTGCCCTACAAGGCGGTCCACGCGGGCCGGTCCAAGGCGGCGCGGGCCGAGCCAGTCGCAGCCCTTTACGAACAGGGCCGCGTGGCGCATCTGCGGGGACTGGGCGATCTGGAGGACCAGATGTGCCAGATGACCGCCCAAGGCTATAGCGGGACGGGGTCGCCTGACCGGGTCGACGCGCTGGTCTGGGCGATCACCGACCTGGTGCTTCTTCCAGCGCGCGCGCATCGCAGCCCGCGCCTGCGTCACCTGTAGATACGCCCCGCCCCGTGCCATGCCGCGCCGCCCTTCGGGGCGGCGTTTTTCGTTTTGCGGCATGGGGTTGGTTCTGTTGCCCCCTCAGCGCACGGGACATTTCCGGCCCGTTCAGGGCTTTGCCCGAGTCTGTGCCTCGTTGGATCGCAAGATGACGGATCGGGCGGATCGAGGAGATTTGGATGTTCGACTTTCTCAAGCGTGGCGAAACCGGGGCAGGATCTGTGCCCGCGACCGGCGCGCCCGAGGTCAAGGCCTCGGCTGCGGGCCGGGTGGCGGCCTGGGGCAGTGCCGGGCGCGTGACCTGGAGCGCGCGCGACAGCGCCACCCTGACCAGGACAGGCTTTGCCGCGAACCCCATCGGATTCCGCACGGTCAGGATGATTGCCGAAGCCGTGGCCGCGCTCCCGCTGGTGTTGCAGGATCACGACCGCCGCTATGACATCCACCCGGTGATCGATCTGGTGCGTCGCCCCAACGGCGCGCAGGGCCGGGCAGACTTGATCGAGGCCTTGATCGGCCAGGTGCTGTTGACCGGAAACGGCTACCTGGAGGCGGTGCCCGGCCCCGAGGGCACGCCGGTGGAACTGCACGTGTTGCGCTCGGACCGGATGGCGCTGGTGCCCGGGGCCGATGGCTGGCCCGTGGCCTATGACTATACCGTGAACGGGCGCAAGCACCGCTTTCAGGTCGGCGATGGCCCCAGCCCGGTCTGTCATATCAAGAGCTTTCACCCGCAGGACGACCATTATGGCCTGTCGCCGATGCAGGCGGCCGCCAATGCGGTGGACGTGCACAATGCGGCAAGCCGCTGGTCCAAGGCCTTGCTGGACAATGCCGCGCGACCCTCGGGGGCGATCGTCTATGCCGGGGTCGACGGGCAGGGGCAGTTGAGTCCGGATCAGTACGATCGCCTGCTGCTGGAGATGGAAAGCCAGCACCAGGGCGCGCGCAACGCGGGCCGGCCAATGCTGCTGGAAGGCGGGCTGGACTGGAAGCCGATGGGGTTCTCGCCCAGCGACATGGAATTCCAGGAGACGAAAGAGGCCGCCGCCCGCGAGATCGCCATAGCCTTCGGTGTGCCCCCCATGCTGTTGGGCATCCCCGGCGATGCCACCTACGCCAACTACCAGGAGGCCAACCGCGCCTTCTACCGCCTGACGGTGCTGCCGCTGGCGGCCCGCGTCACCGGCGCGCTGTCCGACTGGCTGAATGATTTCACCGGCGACGACGTGAGGCTGCGCCCCGACCTGGACCAGGTTCCGGCACTGGCGGCTGAACGCGAGGCGCAATGGGCCCGCATCGGCGGGGCCGACTTCCTGACGGACACGGAGAAGCGCCGCCTGCTGGGCCTGCCGACAGAGGAGGTTGGCGATGGATGACCGGCCCTTCCCGCGCGAGGCCTTCGACTGTGCCCCGGCCATGCGGATCGAGGCGCAGGAGCGCCTGACGGCGTTGCAATTCAGCCAGTTGCACACACAGCTGAGCAAGATCGAGGACATGATGCAGCGGCTGGAACGCCGCCTGTGGCTGACGGTCTTCGGCGTGGTGGGGGTGATCCTGGCGCAGGCGGCACAATCGCTTCTGGCCACGGCCCCGTGAGAGGAGAAAGGCATGAACCTGGAACACAAGTACATGGGTTTCGGCACCGAACTGGTGGTCGATGGCGCCGAGGTGGCGGGCTATGCCTCGCTCTTCGGGGCGCCCGACAAGGGCGGTGACGTGGTCGAGCGCGGGGCCTACACCCGCTCGCTGCACCGGCTGGAAGGCCGCGGGGGGCGCGTCAAGATGCTCTGGCAGCATGACCCGGCACAGCCCATCGGTGTCTGGGACACGGTGCGCGAGGACGACCGGGGGCTCTGGGTCAAGGGCCGCATCCTGCGCGACGTGGCCCGCGGCCGCGAGGCCGCCGCGCTGATCGAGGCGGGGGCGATCGACGGGCTGTCGATCGGCTATCGCACGTTGCGGGCGGCCAAGAATGACAAGGGCGGACGCCTCTTGTCCGAGCTGGAGCTTTGGGAGGTGTCCCTCGTGACATTCCCGATGCTTCCCGATGCGCGGGTCGGGGCCAAGGGGGACGACCCTGACGCCCGGGTCATGCGTGAACTGGCGCAGGTCTTTAACGAGGCCCGTGGCCTGCTGGTCCCGAAATAGGCCCGGCGTTTCAAAAACTTATCTGAAGGAATCGCACAGATGAGCAACCCCGAGACGAAGGCTCGGGCCGGCGACGACACGTCTCCGGCCGGGGATCTGAAAACGGCGATGGCCGGGTTCATGTCCGATTTCCGGGCCTTTTCAACCGACATTCACCAGAAGCTTCAGGAACAGGACAAACGCATGAGCAAGCTTGACCGCAAATCCGCCATCGCCGGGGCCCGCCCGGCCCTGGCCACCGCCGCCTCGGAAGAGGCGCCCCACCAGAAGGCCTTTGCCGCCTACCTGCGGTCGGGCGACGATGACGGGCTGCGCGGCCTCGAAATGGAAGGCAAGGCCATGTCCGGTGCCGTGGCGGCCGATGGCGGTTACCTGGTCGATCCGCAGACCTCGAACATGATCCGGTCGACGCTGTCCTCGACCGCCTCGATCCGGGCCATCGCCAATGTCGTTCAGGTCGAGGCAACGTCCTACGACGTGCTGGTCGACCATGCCGAGATGGGCGCGGGCTGGGCCACCGAGACCGATCCGACCAGCGAGAGCGGCACGCCGCAGATCGACCGCATCAGCATTGCGCTGCACGAGCTTTCGGCCCTGCCCAAGGCGAGCCAGCGCCTGCTGGATGACAGCGCCTTCGACATCGAGGCCTGGCTGGCCACGCGCATCGCCGACAAGTTCGCCCGCTCCGAGGCGGCGGCCTTTGTCGATGGCGACGGGGTGGACAAGCCGCAGGGCTTCCTGACCGCGCCGACCGTGGCCAACGGCGGCTGGTCCTGGGGCAACCTCGGCTATGTCGTGACCGGGGCCGACGGCGGCTTCGACGCGGCCAACCCGGCGGATGCGATCATCGACCTGGTCTATGCGCTGGGCGCCGAGTATCGCGCCAGCGGCACCTTCGTGATGAACTCCAAAACCGCCGGGGCGGTGCGCAAGATCAAGGATGCCGACGGCCGTTTCCTGTGGTCGGACGGGCTGACGGCCGGGGAACCCGCGCGGCTGCTGGGCTATCCGGTCCTGGTGGCCGAGGACATGCCCGACATTGCCTCGGGGGCCATGGCCATTGCCTTTGGCGATTTCTCGGCCGGTTACACCGTGGCTGAACGCCCGGACCTTCGGGTGCTGCGCGATCCTTTCAGCGCCAAGCCGCACGTCCTGTTCTACGCCACCAAGCGCGTGGGCGGGGCGGTCAGCGATTTTGCCGCCATCAAGCTGCTGAAGTTCGGCCTGTCCTGAGGCCGTCACCGGACGGGGGGCGGAGATGGTGCCGCCCCCCGGCCCGGGCGCGGGCATGGCGCGGGGCACCCCCGTGTTGTCCAGCTGCTTCCTTCCGTCCGAGCGATGCGGGGGGCCTGCGCCCGGGCACCTTACCCAAGACACGACAAGCCGTTTTCGGAGAAAGCTGATGATGTTGATCGAAGAGACCACGGTGCCGCAAAGCGCCCTGCCGCTGGGTTTGTTCAAGGAGCACCTGCGCCTCGGATCGGGCTTTTCCGATGACGGCTTGCAGGACGGGCTGCTGGAGGGGTTCCTGCGTTCGGCCATGGCCGCGATCGAGGGGCGCACCTCCAAGGTGCTGATCGAGCGGGACTTTGCCCTGACACTGTCGGCCTGGGCTGATCCAGTGCGACAGCCCTTGCCCATCGCCCCGGTCAGCGCCGTGGCCGAGGTGGTGCTGCTGGATCGCATGGGCCAGGAAAACGCGGTGGACGCGGCAGCCTGGACCCTGCGGCCTGACATGCAGCGCCCGGCGCTTCTGGCCGCGGGCACGGCCCTGCCGATGATCCCGCGCGCCGGGTCGGTGCGGCTGCGGTTTCTCGCTGGCTTCGGACCGGACTGGTCGGACCTGCCCAGCGACCTGCAACAGGCGGTGATGCTGCTGGCGGCGCACTACTACGAATACCGGCTTGAAACCCAGTACGATGGCGGCTGCATGCCCTTCGGCGTCAGCGCCCTGATCGAACGCTACCGCAGCCTGCGCCTGGGCCGGGGGGTGGTGTGATGGCCCCTCGTCTGAACAGGCGCCTTGTGCTGGAGAGCCCGCAAAGCCTGGCCGACGGCGCGGGCGGCTTTACCGAAAGCTGGGCCGCGCTTGGCACGCTCTGGGCGCAGGTCGAGTCGCGCAGCGGGCGCGAGACCTCGGGCGCGGCGATGGCGGTGTCGCGGGTGCGCTATCGCGTCACCCTGCGGGCCGCACCGTCTGGCGCCCCGTCGCGCCCGGTCGCCGGTCAGCGGTTTCGTGAGGGCGACCGGGTTCTTCGCATCCTGGCCGTGACCGAGGACGACGCCGACGGCCGTTACCTTGTGGCCGACGCCGAGGAAGAGGTGATCGCATGAGCTATGCCGTCTCCGCCGCCCTGCAGGCGGCCGTCTACCAGGCGCTGGCAGGCAATTCGGAGGTCGCCGCGCTGTCTGGGGGCGACATCTTCGACGCGCCGCCCGCGGGGCCGGAACCGGCGCTTTACGTCACGCTGGGGCCGGAACGGGTGCGCGACGCCTCCGACCAGACCGGCCAGGGCGCGACGCATGATTTCACGGTTTCGGTGATCACCGAGGCCGCGGGCTTTGCCGAGGCCAAGGCGCTGGCCGCGGCGGTTTCGGATACGCTGGTGGACGCGCCGCTGGTGCTGAACCGCGGCCGGTTGGTGGCGCTTCGTTTTGCCAAGGCCCGCGCCCGGCGCCTGCGCCCCGGCGACCAGCGCCGCATCGACCTGACCTTCCGCGCCCGCGTGGACGACAGCTGATTTTCAACTCATCGGAGCAAGACACATGGCAGCCCAGAATGGCAAGGACCTTCTCATCAAGATCGACATGACCGGCGATGGCCAGTTTCATACCGCCGCCGGTCTGCGCGCCACGCGGATCGCCTTCAATTCCGAGAGCGTGGATGTGACTAGCATGGAGAGCACAGGCGGCTGGCGCGAGCTGCTGGGCGGGGCGGGCGTCAAGACCGCCGAGATCAGCGGCTCGGGTGTCTTCCGCGACGCGGCCACGGACGAGCGGGTGCGCCAGATCTTCTTTGACGGCGAGACGCCGGAATTCCAGGTCATCATTCCCGATTTCGGCACCGTGCAGGGCCGGTTCCAGGTGGGATCTATCGAATATGCCGGCAGTCACGACGGCGAGGCAACCTACGAGATGGCGCTGGCCTCGGCCGGCCCGGTCGATTTCACGGCGCTGCCGTGATGGTCAACCCGCAGGCAGGCGAGGTGGCGCTGGTGATCGACGGGCAGGCACACCTCTGCAAGCTGACCCTCGGGGCGTTGGCCGAACTGGAGCATTCCCTCGGCGGCGAGAGCCTGCCCGACCTGGTGCGCCGCTTCGACGAAGGCCGCTATTCCAGCCGGGACGTGCTGGCGTTGATCGTGGCCGGGCTGCGTGGTGGCGGTTGGCAAGGCGGCCCGCGCGACCTGGTCAGCGCCGAGATCGAGGGCGGACTGGTGCGGGCCGCGCAGGTCGCGGCCGAGCTTCTGGCACGTGCCTTTGCGGTGCCGGAGTAACCGCATGGACTGGGCCGCCCTTTTACGCGGGGGACTGGGGCACCTTGGACTGCGCCCGGCCGAGTTCTGGGCCCTTACCCCGGCCGAGCTGTGGTTGATGCTGGGCGTGGACACCGCCGCCGCGCCCATGGCGCGCCAACGCCTTGAGGAACTGAGCCGGGCCTTCCCGGATGAAGGAGCGAGAGATGGACGAGATTGACGGGTTCGAAGCGCTTGAAGACGAGGCGCGCGCGCTGGAACAGACACTGGGCACGGTGACGACGCTGACCGATGCCTTCGAGGGGCAGTTGCGGGCAACCCAATCGACCCTGACCGAAACGACCCGCGACCTGGGCAAGCTGGAGCGCGGCTTTTCCGGCGGGTTGCGCCGTGCCTTCGACGGGCTGGTCTTCGACGGCATGAAACTGTCGGATGCGCTGTCGACCGTGGCCGAGGCCATGTCGAAAACCGTCTACAACAACGCGATGCGGCCGGTGACCGATCATTTCGGCGGGATGTTGGCCGATGGTGTCAATTCGCTGGTCTCGGGGATGATGCCCTTTGCCAAGGGCGGGGCGCTGTCAAACGGGCGGGTGCTGCCCTTTGCCCGCGGTGGCGTGGTTGATCGGGCCACCACCTTTCCCATGCGCGGGGGCACCGGGCTGATGGGCGAGGCGGGGCCCGAGGCCATCATGCCGCTGGCCCGTGGCAGCGACGGGCGTTTGGGCGTGCGCGGCCAGGGGGGTGGCCCGGTGAACGTCACCATGAACATCACGACCCCGGACGTGGCCGGATTCCAGCGCAGCCAGGGCCAGATCGCCGCGCGGATGTCGCGGCTGGTGGCGCGCGGCCAACGCAACCGCTGAGGGGTCGAGAAATGAACTTTCACGAGATCAGGTTTCCCGCCTCGCTGAGCTTCGGCTCGATCGGCGGGCCGGAACGGCGCACCGAGGTGGTCACGCTGGCCAACGGCTTCGAGGAGCGCAACACGCCGTGGGCGCATTCGCGCCGCCGCTATGATGCGGGGATGGGGCTGCGCTCGCTCGATGACGTGGCCGCGTTGGTGGACTTCTTCGAGGCACGCCGGGGGCAGCTCTATGGATTCCGCTGGAAGGACTGGGGCGACTTCAAGTCGTCGCCGCCCTCGCAGGGGGTCGTCGACGGCGATCAACTTCTTGGCATGGGTGACGAGAGTCGCAAGGATTTTCAGCTCGTTAAAACATATCGTTCAGGTGAGCACAGCTATTTCCGCCCGATTGCCAAGCCGGTGGCGGGCCGCGTGCAT